TACTTAAGGAAGGTCGCCCACGAGCGAAGCGAGTTTTAAGAACACAATTTTTTCTTAATTTTTTTTAAATTTCTATAGCATCTCTTTTAATACTAGGACTTTGTATAACTTCTGTTTCTATTTCATTTTGCTTCCCACACTCGCTTTCGCAACAACAAACTATTTTACACCGAATCGCTTTTACAAGTCGAACTAGACCGTTTATCAATTCTCTAACAATTAAAATTTTTTTCATTCTATTATGTAGCAAGAAAACCAAACTATTTTTGTATTTTAACAATATCACCATAACACACGTCGAGCATGATAGTTAGCACTAAATGGGTCGTCTTTAGTTAACCTTCCTGCCTTGTTTTTTATACCACCACTTCTGGCTAAATAACTCTTTCTTCTTTTTGGGTCTCCGTGGTTTTTAGAACTCCATATACCAGTCTTGTCTTTGAAATGTTCCATTTTTCTACTTCCAAAATGTATAGTTCTTTTCTTTCCATCTTTTTCAACTACTACCATTAATTTAGCCGAGGGTTTAGTGCTTTTTTTATATTCATATCTTCCAACTTTAACCATAATAATTTCTAAATATAGTGTATAAATTAGTTTTCTTTATAAAATTATAATAAATTAAATGCCAAATATCGATAAAAACATATGTGCCGCTGTGACTGACTATATCCATAGTTGGTTTATTTATATAAAACAAAAAATAAAAGAATACAAAACAGAAAAGTGCACCTTATGCGGAAAAGTAAAAGAAGTATAAATGAATACTAGAGTTTATGAATACCTAAATATAAGAAATAAAGAAATTAAGAAACGCAAATACAATTTATCCTACGCGACGCACCCCCTTCCATAAAATTTTAACGCCCCGTGTTAAAAAAAAAGAGATAGGGGTCACAATTTTTTGAATAAAATGTAAAATTCAATTCTTAAATTCTTTAATTCTTATATTCTACTATCTTGGGAAAGTAGAGAAAAAACGAGAAAGTTTATTATTTATTACATAATGAATAGGAAGGTAGGCTTACCACAATCAAATACAATCGGTTTCTATAAAAATTACATACTGGGCTGTTATATTTATATTCTATCTATAGATTTTTATTTTAAGTAAATTACTTTAATAAGTCTTTATCTATCTTGGCTGCCTTTCCTCCACCCACAGCGCTATACAAACGGGCAAGGCCCCACTGTTGGGCTGACTTAACTTGAGGTCGAACGCTTTGTGGATTACTATAATATGCTCCCTTTCCTTTCTCAACTATCTTTAGTGCATTTCTATAGGTAATTCCTGATAATTTTGCTATCTTTCTAATAGAATTACTAGCGTCTTTTTCAAAACCGTGCTTACGATTAAATTTTTGCTTATACGTGAGAGGCATTTATATAGAATGATATTTAAAATATCTATAGAGTTCAAAATGAAGAAGTGTTTTTATTTTTTTAACATTATTTAAATTGTAGAGTTCTTTTCTACGAACCAATATCCTTTCTTTATTTTTATGATAATAGTTTCGAGCATATAATTTCTTTTCTTCTTTAGTTTTTGGCATCTCTAGTATTCATTCATTTCAATTCATTTTTTAAATTCAATTTTAAAATACTATCAAAATAAAAATATAATAGAGTATTATAACAAAAATGTCAATCCAAGAACTTACCGATTATTCAGTCGATGACCGCGAGTCAATTATGGATATAAGAACCGAGTTGCTAGACCCCATCGTATCTAGTGCCTACCGCTATCAGTTTAGAATTGATGCTAGTTCTTTCTTAGATAAGAACTCACTTCTTCTTTTCAAACCTGTTGCTATTGATAACGCTGGTGCTAGACGACTTAACTGCTGGAATGGTGGTCTTGGTTGTATTAAAGCAATTGAATTACAGATTGGCGATTTCCAGGTCCAGAGAATTGAGGATATTAACACTTGGGCTACAACCAACATGCTTTACAATTTACCACCTGCCGTCCAGACTAAAAAACTAGGACATTACCTTCATAACCAACTTAAATACAAGGTTTCAAGTGGTATTGGTGCTGGGGTTAGCGACTTAACAGGTCAGGTAGAAGTAGATAATACTAATTCAGGTATTAACTACGGCCAGAGTGATGACGGAACTGGTGTTGGGGTCAATTCTTTCGGTTTAGGAGTCACTGCAGCTGCTAACGAAAAGGTTGGTATTCCACTCGGTATGCTTCTTCCTATGTTAAACGATAAGGAACTCCCACTTTTCTTATTCCAGCAATACAAAATTCACATTACAGTAGAATTTGAAAGTGATGCTAGTAAATTCGCCAACGATATTTCAAAAACAAACTTCGCTGGTGGTGAATATCTCGCTGCTGCTGATGGTGATATTACATTTAGCGATGTCCAGATGCTTGTTGATTACCTAGTTCTTCCTTCTAGAATACAAAACGATACATTAGAAGAAACTATGAAAGAAGGTGGTTATATGATAGACTTTGTCAATCCACTCAATATCAAAAAACGTATTGATGCTGGAACAGCCAACACAGAACAGACTACCGAACATAGGCTCAATACCGTCAATATGGAAGTTCATTACGTCCAATTAACTAGACAACTTCCTATTTCAGGGGCTACAAGTTTCTATGACAAGGTTTTACTAGGACAGAGAGCCGATGGTATTTCATTAGAAGAATACCAGGTTAATGTAAATGGTGTCGATGTATTCACAAGTGGTTTCGTCAAAAATGTTGTCGAACAATATAACAACGTTTCATACACTCTTGGACGCGACTTACAGGTTGTCAAACCATTATACTGTAATGACCCAGCCACACAAGCCTCTATGTTGTCCCCTCCACAGTTGGGACTTATGGGTAAATACAAGCCCCTTATGCTTGACCTTAGAAACGGTGAGCCAGTCAAACGTGGTGGCGGTCGATTCATCGGTGAATACCCTATTCGACTTACTTACAAACGTAAGCCACACGGAGCAATTACCTCAACTTGGTTCGCCTCTGGAAACTTCGAAATGGCACCAGACGAAACAGGCTCTATGGACTGTACTTATTTCGTAGGTGTTTCTAGGGTATTAAATGTTAAGACAATGCCAAATGGCTCCCAAAGCGTCGTCATCAGCGATATGTAGATTATTTTTTTATATTTTATTGTATTATAGAAAATGAGTAATACTTTTTATCTAGATATAAATGCCAAGAATAGTAAATTACAAACTAGTGAAAATAATGTAATGACTTATGAATTACCAGAAGCCATACCATTACCTACTGGAACTGAAATAAGATGCCTTCAATCTATAGTCAATCAACAGGGCACAGTAGGCACTAGTATAACAATAGAAGAAACTGTAAATGAAACAATAGTTATTCAGTATTATACTAGTGATACTACTATTCAATATCCTACTCCTAGTTTAAATATCGCAAACCCTTCTACTGACGATACTTTTACTAACTGGCAAGTTCTACAACCTGCTAATTTTTTCTTCAATCCCGAAACACAATTCGGCGACCCAACAGCAACAAGTGGAACAACCCCTTGGGGCGTTCTTCCCTATGGTCAAGCAAGTATAGGTGGAACTGAAATTGCTATGCCTATGGTTATGCCTTGCGAAATGGACGAAACTGGTGTTGGAACAGTAGCAGAAGCACTACAATATTTTGTTCCACTTATGTGTGAAATACAAATAGAAATAGAGGCTGGAACTTATAATGTAAATAAATTAGCAGAATTGATAACAGACCAAATTAATGGTTTAGATATGGTTTCTAGTGATAATTTACCATTCCGCTCGGTTCAAATAAATAATGGAGTTTATACTGGTTATGTAAATAATGGCACGACTCTTAAACCTATTAAGGCTATTAAAAGTGATGGTTTTGTAAATTTCAATAATAATGGAACAAGACCAGCTGAATTCCAGCCTTATCGTGGCTTGGATGGAAATTTAATTCAACCACCAGCACCTCTTCTACCTGAAGATACTGATATTCAAGGAATAGCAGGTGTAGCAGTTCATCCTAGTTTCGCTAGTGAAATTAGAAAAAACGCTATTCAAGGTTATTTAGGTGCTAATGTTCCAGCACCTTATAATGTTAATAATGTTTGTGTTAAAACCTCAACAAATCCAAATTGGTTTCAAGGTTTTAATATTCCATATATCCCAGGTAGCACAGCAGACGCACTACAAACTGGCTTTTTATCATACAATCCATTTAATAATGGTTTAGCAGTTGGTGCTACAGATTTCAGATTAACTGTTAATGTTGATGGAGAGTTCCAAATAGATAATACCCATACACCTAGATATATTCCCACTTATGATTATTTTGGAAACAAACAAGAAAACGCAGGTCAAGAATGTGCCTATATAAAAAGACTGGCTGGAACAGCCGACGCTAATAGAGTAAATGAATTTCCAACAGGAAGAACTGGGGCAGCCGACCCTATAGGAAGAGGTTGGTATAAAACTCTTTCACAACCTATGCGAAGAACTAGTGGGTTTATGGTATTGAATTGGGCTTATAAAACTTGTTTAGCCGAAAGTAATGGAACACCACCTCCTATTTTAGGTCAAAGAGACGACCTTAGAACAGCCTTACCTAGTAGTGTCGTTGAAAAAATTGATAAATTAAGAACCTATGATGAATGGTTCGCTTCTAAACAAAAGGCTAAAGAAGCGTGGGAAAATACACTTTGGTATAGATTAGGTTTTACTTATGATGATATCCAAAACGATGAATATTTTGAAAGCCAATATTATCCAAATAAGGCAACTAGAGATGAAGTTTCACAAGTTAAATTAGAAGGTTTTACTACTAATGAGCGTCTCGATGTTTCCGCATTAACAACAGCATCTACCCTTGTTAACGGACAAGCCCATAGTGGAACAGGTAATACAACAAATAAAGAAACTATTACTGGTCTTCCATCAGCAATATCAGGAATACAAGCGTTTAATACTATCGACGTAAATGTTCCATACGATATTTATAACAATAATAAAAAGATTTCTAATACATTCGGCTCTACTACTGGGGCTTACAAGGGCTCATTTTATTATGGGGCTGTAATGGTTCCAGTTATTACTGAAGGTATCCCAGTAAGTGCGAGTAGATTACCTGTATTATCAAACAACGGCTACATGCTCGTTGTAAGCGACTTAGTTGAGCCTACTGATATTGTTAAAAGCGGTAGTTTCTTAGGATTACTAGATATTATACCTAAGTCTAACTTACAAAATACTGATTATATACAAGATAGAAATGTATTATCTCACACTATTAGCAACCCCCAGGTAGTAAAGTCCATTACAATTAAAATAACAAATCCAGACCTTACTAATATTGAATTAGAGCCTAATAGTGCTTTCTTACTAGCAATAACTCTTCCACAACCTAAACAGACTGTTTTATTAGCATCACTAGAAAACAACGCCCAGGAACAGGCTGTAGCAAGTTCTCTACAAAACACTACAGCCCAGCAAATAAAACAAGGTGCACTCCCAACACTTCCTACATTCCAGCAATACAATACAACTGGAGAACCAACACCTTCCACTCATAGCGAAAACGAAGATAAAAGGACGGCATCGAAAAGAAGAATAGATATAGCCAAACAGGCATCGGCACTTAATAAATTAAGAACTCCTGAAGAGAAAAATGCTTTCTTGGATAAATTACCAGAAAAAGATAGACAAGAAATAGCTGAAACCGCTGAAAGAATTAGAACTTTGAGAGAGGGTAAGTCTGGTGATGGAGCAAGACCAGAAACTAAAGAAGAAATAGAAAGAAAAGAAAGAGCCAGATTCGGTAGAGTTCTTACACCTAAAGAAAGAGAAAGCGTAGCAAGAAAAACTAGAGAAACAGCCAGATTCGGTAGAGAACTTTTACCAGCAGAAGCAACACAAGGGTCTTTGGTAGCACAAGAACTTAGAAGAAGACAAGAAAGAAAGGCTAGAGAAGAACAAACAAAACCTCCACCTCCACCTAAGAAGGAGGATTAAGTTTCTTTTGAAGTCTCTTTTGTCTATAGTGAGCGTTTCGCTCTTCTTTTGTTTTTAATTTTTTAATATTTATTGTATCTAAATTTCTTATCCAATACCTTTCTCTATCTTTTCTATTCTCAGTAGAACATTCTTCTATCAATTCTATTTTTACATTTTCATAGTCTTTGTCTATTATCTCATAACTAGAACAATAACTATTACGACCCTCGCAATATTTTTTATAATTCGATTTATGATACCAGAAACGTTCTATAATTGAGTTTTTTGTAGAACCTACATAGACTTGTTCGCAAGTTGGGCTACTTATCTTATAGATACTAATTTTATTCATTTTTGTTAATATATAACAAGAAAATAATTTTGAGAAAAAGAGTTAATTAAAATGAATTTTTAATTGGAGATAGAATACCATTCACCATTACATTTATAATTGTTTTTACTGTTGGTGCACCAGCATCTGGGATAAAGTCTATTTGGACGGCATTACCAGCAGGGAATATACCATTTATATTATAGGTGTAATTATGAGCCTTACTATCAATTGGGAAATCGCCAACTGAATATAATTGACTATTTGTATAGTCCCTTTCATTTATTCTAAGCATTCCACTCATTCCAGTAGCAACTATATTAACATCGCTTACTATCAATTCACTATTACTTGGAACTAGGTAAAGACCAACATGACTCGTATTTTCAGTTGGCTCTATGCTAGCATATATAACTGTGCTCGTAATATTAGTAATTGTTATCTGTCCTACATTAGAATTAGTAGAGCCACTAGTAAGAACAAAAGCCCTATGAACCATTTTACCTGAGATACCTAGAGGAAATACAGAACCTCCACCCCCAGTAATAGTATAGTCTAAAGTTTGAATTGTATCACTAGCATCTACGTATATTATCCTTACAGTTCTAGCACCAGTTCCAGCAATATCATCATTAGCATTAGGATGATAAATATACAAATCAGCACTAACATTTTCATTAAATTGATAGTCTTGGCAACCTAGTGTTCTAATTGTTGATGGTGCAGTTTGGTTTAAAATGGCTTGGATATTTACCTTAGTAAAACCCTGGTGTAGCCCTCTTACCATATCTGTATTAAAGTCATTAGCTACTCTATGTAAAGAAGTATTAGTATCAATATCAATTACAGAGTTTAATAGAGTAGCACTATCATATTGATTAAGATTAGAGCCTAATGTAGCGAGTCGTATTGTTCCCTCTGTTGCTTCTTCATTTATTACTTCTACTGAAAAAAATACACCTTCAATTGAAAACCTTTTAAAGAAATTAGTATCAGCAGTAATAGTTTTAGAAAACACTAGTTTAGCGTGAGCGTCGATATTATCAGGATAAGAATATAAATTTATTGTAGAGTTTTTTGTCGCTCTTAAGGAAATTGAGAGCGAAGAGTATGGTAGATAGTCAGTTAAGTGGGATTGCCAACCTACAGTAGGAAACACGCCTACTATACTAGCACTTGGTATAAATTGTTGTGAATTAGTAGAATTATTGAAAGGCATATCTTTTAATATATGGTAGAAAAATATTTTAAAATTATTTTCTAACTACATATTATCAATAACTATGTCTAATACTCAAGCATCTTCTAAAATGATTTCACTTGTTCCAACTAATGGAACAGAGTTCGACTGCCAGCAGGGACAAAAGGTAATTTTTGAATTACCACCCAATCTTGGTATGGTATCAGGTCGTCAGTCCCACTTAGCCTTAGATATCTGTAATACTTCAAGCGATAACAAGCGTCTTCACTTAGACCAGACCGCAGGTGCCGATGCTGTAATTTCTCGTATTGATATCTACTCATTAGGAACAGGAACTCATTTAGAGACCTTACAGAACTATAACCAGTGGTCTTCAATTAACCACCAGTATTTATATGAGGATAAAACCAATCTCCAGACATTAGAAGGTTGTGGTAGTGATGTCTATGCTTTCAACGCTGGTTCCACTCCAGTTACAGCAACAACAGCTACTCCAGATGCCGTTATTTCACCAATCAAGACTGATGGCACACACTATTACAATTTCCGTCGTTTTACTACTCCACTTAAGAGTGGTGTTTTCCGTTGGTGGGACGATGATAAATTATGCCCTGTAATGGCTCTTGGTGGAGGTCTCCGACTCGAAATGACACTAGAAAACCCAAATATCGCACTCCATTATTTCAAAGCAGTAGCAGGCGACCTTACTGAATATGATATTGGTCCATCAAGCACTAATGGTATTGCTATGGCAGATAACACAAGTGGGGGAGCATTACTTACTATTCCATCTACATTAGACTTTGATAGTGTAGAAGACTGTGGTTTAGCAATTGGAAACCAGATTAGGGTTGGAATGTCAGGTTTCCCAGATATTACAGATGCCGTAGTCTCAGGATTAGCCATTAATGCTGGTAAATTAGAAATTACATTTACTTCAGTAGGAACTTCAGCTGGTGTCCCAGATACAGCAACTAATATAGTTGTTAGACTTCGTGGAGAAACTAGAAAATGTTTAGTCCGCCCACAGTTTAGAGTATTAAGCATAGCACCTCCCCAGGATGTTATAGGTAGATTAGGAAATGGATTTAAATATGAATTTACATCATACGACTACCACACTAGCACACTTCTCGCAAGTGCTACTCGTCATCAGGTAGAACTTAACTCAGTAGCAACTAAAGCAGTTTGTATTATGAGTAGTTTTAGTAATACATCTCAGTATGAAAGCGACAACCACTCAAGTTATTTTACTGGAGCAACTCCCACACTTACAGACCTCAATAGCGTCCAGTATTTCCTTAACAACAGGTTAGCACCAGTCCGCTCATACAACCCTAGACTTCTTAACGAAAAGGTAGTCGCTATGAATGAAACTGTTAAGGCTTTCGATAGTGTTTCAAGAGAAGCCCAGGATTTAGGAAATGACGATGGAGCTAATATGGCTGACTATACAAACACTTTCTTAATTTCAAGACAGTTAGCCAAACGTCCTTTCTATTACGACCTCAAGGAAGCCGAAGGACAGATTAGACTTGGTTTCGCAAACACACCTACAAGAACCGACCCTTTTCAAATAAATACATTCATTTGGTCTAAGAAAGTCGTCGACATAGGTGGCGATGGCAACATCGAAGTCGAATTATAAGTTTAAATTAGATACTTAAAGAAAAAATATAAGTTTATTTTGGTGTGGGCTATATAGCAATAGCAATAGCACCAATCATCCTTCTAGCATGCTCTTCATTAAGATACGCTGGCACTCCGCTTCTTCTTTTGTTGGGAAACTCCATTCATAATTTTTTTTATTTATACTTATTATAAATCGCCATCTATTTCTACTTTTTTTGTAATTTATACAACCTAAATTTTTATTTATACAATTAATTGATTGATTATTATAAGAACAAGTACACCATTCTAAGTTTTCAACTCTATTATCGTCTCTTATTCCATTTTTATGATTAACAAAAGGTAAATTATTTAGATTAGGAATATAATGTATAGCAACTAGTCTATGAACGGTATATTTTTGTTTATTTTTATTATTAAAAAGCATTATACTATGATATCCATTACAATAACCTAGTTTCAAAAATATATTTCTTTTTTTACTAAATACACGTCCATCAGGGTATATTAGATAATTCGGGTAGCCTTCAATTTCCATTTTTTTTTATTAATAATAGAGTTTGAGTATTCAAGTCAATTTTAATTTTTTTTTTTTCTAAAATAATATTCTTGTAGTAGTATATAATAAAATGCCAAGTTCTAGAGTTTACTTTTCCATTCCTCCATTAAACGACCAATCAGTTAAAAGTGCTGCTAATGCCCTTTCTGGGGGTTTCTCAAACAAAAATGGTAATGGCAACATTAAGTTTGCCATTTCATCACAGGATAGACTTTTAGATACAAGCGACTTATACTTAACAGGTCAGGTTATCCACGTTAAGAGCGATGGCACACCACTCACTCTTAAAGCCGCAGCCGCTACAACTAAAGCCGAATACTCAGCCAATAATGGAACTGGATTACAGGCAGTTTCAAACCAGAATATTTCAAACTGGAATGGTTTAGAAAGTATGGTTAAAAAGATTTTCATACAGTCTAAGAAAACTTCAGTCAATATCAGCGAACATAGGAACTACCCTATGTATAACGCCGCTAGAAAAGCCTGGACCAACAACAAGCAGGACTACCTTATTTCACCTCTTATCCGAGCATGCGCCTCAGGCACAGACGCCACACACGCCAATAGACACGCAACAACTATGGACAATGCAACTACTGGAGCAGCAGGTCAAATGTCTAACTTAGTAGGACAGGAAGACCCAAATTATGGTGTTCCATTCTCATTCAAACTCGATACAGCACTACTTAACAACACACAGCCTCTCCATTTAGGACAGTCTTACTTAGGAGGTCTTCTTATTAACTTAGAACTCAATAACGAAA